CCCATCGACATCAAGGATAAGGTGCGTGTCAGAGTTGTATCCGATGCCACCGGGTTTTGGGGCCAACGGATTAGTGACTCCAGGCGGAACAATCCAACCGCTCGTCAGATCGTTACTGCAAACGATGCACGGGTTTTCGTACTGACTGTCGTTAAGCGGCAATGGCGTGTATGCCATCCAGTACTTGTATCCGTTCCAGCCACCGGGGACGTAGACGACGCAGGGGTGCACAATGTCCGGACCCACGGCACCGTAAGGGGTCGGCACCGAAAAATTAGTTCTATTCCCGGCGGGGCGGTAAAACATCGCCTCAAGATCAAGCGGCTTGCGACCAGGGAGTGCATACACCGCATCTTTAAATTCAATCCCCTGGGCCGAGCTCGTTACCATCAGCGGCTGCGGCCCGGCAGGCGACGCCGGCACGCTCGGCAGCGCACTGCCACTCCAGGCCGAGCCATCATCGTTCGCCAGCACCAGCGCACCGGACGCAAACAGGGCCAGCGTCACCTTCGTGTCGTCGAGGTAATCCAGATCAGACGACGGCCGAATGACGTATCCGCCGGCAGGAATGGGCACGGAAACGCCGCTCCGATAGTTGAGGGTGATCTGTCCGGCGGTGGTGTTGGTGATGCGCATGAGGCGTTCCTTTTTTGTTCAGTCGGCGAGGCGGGCCCATACGCCAGCGCCGCCGCGGGCCTGTATGTAGCCGTCCAGTCCGTACCGGACGGCATCCCATCCGTGGTTCCATTTATCGACGATGATCGGCAGAACCTCGCCGGTGACGCGATCAACCTTGTAGCTGTAGAGGCGCGCCTCTTCTTGCATGTGCTTGCATCGCTCGTGAATCACGATCCGGCGGAAGCCCTTGATATGCGTCACTCCGTCTTCGACGCTGCCCGGCCACTTCGCGGCGGCGGAGATGTTGAAGCCCTGTCGGCGCATGTAACTGATCGTCTCGGGGCGCGCGCAGTCCGCCTTGATGGGCCAGTCGCGCACGCCGTCGATGCTGTCGAACAGTTCGTGCAGCTCGTCCAACTCGACGCCATACCCGAACGCCTCTCGGTCGATGTACAGCACGTCATCGGCAACCCAGAAGCGGATAAGCGCCGTCGGATCGTTCGCGAAGCCCCAGTCGGCGCCGTAATGGAACCGGACGCTGCCGTCGGATGGCGTGTCGAACGCCTCCACAACAACGCGCTTTCTGAAGATGGCGGCCTGCGTCTGGTTTGCCGTCTCGCCTTCCCACACGTGGTCGTAGTCGGCCTGAGCCTGGGCCCGCTCGTCGTCGTCTTGCGCATGGGCGATCAGGGATAGCGCGTACTGGCGCTCAAGCTCGAGCTCTTCCGGAAACCACGGGTTGTCTTGCCACCCGATCTTGACGACGCGGGCCGTCGGCGGAGGAGAGACAACGAAGCGCTTGTACGTCGGGTCGCGGTCTTCGTTGGGGTTGAAACCAACCCAAATTTCAGAGCCCTTCTTGCGGATCGTCGGAATCAGCACCTTCCACGAAGCCTCCGAAACCTTCTCGGCCTCCTCGACCCAGCAGATGTCCACGCCCTCGGTCGATTTGATCTTGGTGACGTTGTTGCGGATGCCAGCAAAGATAAACTCAGTCCCGGCGGCCGGCCCCATGCCGTAGATGCCCTGCTGCTGGATGTCGAAGTAGCGACCCAGGCCAAGCGCTTCGATCTGGTCTGACAGCACCCGATGCACAGACTCCTGAATGGAGTTCTGCAGCTCTCGGGCACACAGAATCCGCAGCGGACGGGCGGACGTCAGCAGCGCAAGGGTGCGGGCAAACCCCCATGACTTGGCGCCGCCTCGGCCGCCGTAGGCAACCTTGTATCGACTCGGGATATAGATCGGCCTGCCGCCCGGACCTGGCCGAAAGCACAGATCGCGCATCTTCGGAGCCAGCAGCAGCTCATTGACCGGGGCCGCCATCGTCGAAGCCAAAGTTAAACACCGGCGGCAAGAGTGGCGCGCCATCCTTTCCGGTGTGCTCGCTCTGGGTTTTGTCTCTCCAGAGGTCCGGGCGGCGATTCTTTAGCCAGAAGATGCAGGCCGTCGTATCCGGCGGGTAGCGCTCGACGTACTGGACGATGTGCTCGGCGCCGGTCTTGGCGTCTGCGACGATCTTCACTGCATCGTGCTCGTAGCCAGTGGCGCGCTTAAAAAGACGGTCTGCCACTTGCGCGTCCGCCATGGACTTGCCTTCTTTTAGGGACTCACGAAACGCCGGATGATCGGATTTCCAGCGATTTATCGTGTTCTCGGATGCGCCAAAGAAGTCCGCCAACTCTTTGTCTGTCGCCCCGAGTCGGCACAGCTTGAGCGCCTGCTCGGCAAACTCTGCGCGGTACTTCGAAGGGCGTGCCATGACTTACCTCGCGAATCTCCTACAATGAAAAGTTCCCCCACAAGGAGGCGTCACCATGTCCCTGGTCTTGCCGCTCGACCCGGCCACCCTCGAACAGCAGATCGCCGAGCTCGATGCAAAGCGGTTCGAGGTAGTCGCAAGCTTTGAGCAGCTGCGCAGCCTGGGAAAGAAATAGGGTTCCAGCTTCGGGAAATGTCGCCTCGCGGCGTTCCGCTATGACGCGGGGACGGATAACCTCGCTTTCGAGGCCAGGAATCCATGCGCAAAAAAAGCCCGCACTCAGCGGGCCTTTTCTCTTGTCGGTCGCAGAATCGTCCCGACAATAGCGAAACTCTACCCCTGCCCCGACATCCTCGCAAGGATTTTGTAAGGTTCATGTCAGCAAACTCCATCACGTCGAAACATCTCCGCCAGTGCATCCACCGCAGCCTCCTGCAGCCGTCTCGCCGTTCGCTTGATCGTCGCCACATCCCGCTCGACGGTTTTCGCTGGAATCGCCCACTCACGGGCAATCGCCGCCGCTGTGATCTCCTTCCGCTGCACATCCGTGCCGAATACAGCCCAGCCCATCGCAAGCCGCGCATCAGCATGGCCAACCGACAGCAGAGCCCCGGCGTACCCGACGACGCCTCGCACGCCGGCCGCCTTGTCGATCTGATAGCCGAACCGGGCATGGATGGCCGCTGCCTCGTGAGCCGGAAGCCGATCCTTGACGCACGCAACGACCATCGCGCACTGGCCGCGCACCTCCAAGGGCGACAACCCGCCGAACGAGATCCGTCCAGGCTCCAGCTCCGATAACCGGCCAGCATCACGCATGGCTTGCTCGATCATCCGTTGCAGCTGCGTCGAGCCGCCGCGCACCGGCAGCGTGCCGAGCAGGAAGGACACGAACAGCGCATCCTCAACGGACTCGAAAATCGGAGTCACAACGCTTTCGATAGCACCCATCATTCATCCCAATTCCTGATTACGATTTTCCGCCCGGCATCCGTCAGCGCCCAAGCCTTGACGCCCTTGCCAATGCATGGCCGCACTTCCCGCGCGTAGCCCTCTGCCACGATCCGCGCCCACTTCGGGCTATTGCTGACGTACCAGCCCGGATCTTTGCGGGCGCAGGATCGCATGAGTTGGATGTGAGTTGCGGGGATGTTTTCGGGCATCATTTCCCCCACACCAAAAGCGCCGCATCCCGCGCGTGCTCGTTCGTCCGCTTGCTCCATCCGGTGACTTTGCGGAAATAGCCGTCATCCCACTTCGTCGCACCCTTGGCCGGCTTGACGGCCTTGTACGGGATTCCGCGAGACAGCAGCCATGATTCCCAAATCTGGCAATCGCGCTTGATGCTGCCGGCGCCCTGAAGGCTTTCCCTGCCCTTGCTCCCGAACCATGTCCGCATCCGCGCATCCTCGAAATACACGAAGACCTCAGCGCTGCGCCGGATCGTCTCAAGCTCGTCCATCGCCTCGACAATCGAGATACAGCAGACCTTGAGCAGATCGCGGGTCGATTTATCCCAAACGGCGAGCCCCGTATTGACGCCGGGGTCAATGCCTACTGCGAAAACGAAATCAGGCGTTTTAAGCGGTTTTTTTCCCTCGCACATCACTTCGTAGCTTGACGCCTCTTTCGACGCAGCCAGCGCCCGATTTTGCGGCTTCCCGTTGATTCCTACGCTCATACCTCACCCTGTTTTTTCATTTTTACGAACATCTCCCTCGCTTCGGCCAGCAGTGCGGCGGTTTCTTCTTCGCCGCGGACCCGGTTGCTGGTCTCCACGAATTTCGTCCGGTCGGACTCGCTCGCCCGGCAAATCCAGCGCAGCAGGCAGCGGTGCATGTGGGCTTGCTCAGTCATGCGGCTTCGGCGTCGTAGATCGGGCAGCACTCGCGCCGGCCGTTGTCCATGTGCCAGCGCTCGCCCAGCGCCTCCGAGCCCATCACCTGCTGCTGCATGCCGAGGTTCCCGCCGGCCAGCCATTCGGCCCGGAGTTTCTTCGCCCAGGCTTTGTAGTCGTAGCGCGGGGCGGCGACCTTCCGGGCCATCGCCTCGGCTGCGGCTTGGCGTTCGGCGATCTGCTCGGGCGTGAGGCTCGGCGCCGGCAGGGCTGCGTAAAACTTCGTCGGCTCGCACCCCTTGCACAGCACGCGCAGCTGCCCGATGTTCGGCGGATAGTCCGGGTGGCGATCTGGCATCGCATCTAAGCCGGCAACAATCGACGGCCAACTGATGCCCCCCAGCTGCCGGGCGATCTCAGCCTTGAGCTTCAGCGGCGTGATGCCCTCCCACTTCGCCCGGACTAGGCCAAGTCCGTAGTTGCTCAGGATTCGCCCAGCGACGAATGCGGCCTGCTCTTCGGTCAGCAGCACCGACCCTGCGGACTGCGCCACATCACACATCAATCGTTCGCCCATCGTCCTGCCCTCCATGTCCCGATACCGTCGTCAGCTCCTCCGCCCATTTGCTGCGCTTCGCCCGCTCCGTGTCGCGGGGCGATGCCCTAGCCCCACCTCCGGGGGGCGCGGTGCGAACGTCAGGCAGGATGGCGTTCAGCAGGCCGGCGTTGATCGCCTGCTGCGGCTTGTTGCTGTTCGCTCGGCGAGACTCAGCCAGGTCCAGCGCCGTCAGGGCTTCGGCATCGGTTACGCCATCCGCGGCCCACTGCCGGACGGTGGGGTTCGAGGCTTGCAGGGCCGCGCCCCGCTGTCGCAGCAGGCCTGCCAGTTCGCAGGCTCTGGCCGTGATCGGATCGAACCCAACCGGCGAAGCCAGCGGCGGCGCGATCTCGTTTCGCGCATCTTCTCGTTCAGTCGTTGACGCTGCTTGGCGAAGGGGTTTTAAAGACGGAGACGGAGACGGAGACGGAGACGGAGCATTGCTAGAAAAATCTTTAGCACTGCTGCGCGCATTGCTACTAGCACTGCTGCTAGCAGAACCAGCACCCCGTTTTTCAGCCCATTCCGGGACTTGACGATCTGCTTCAGCCTCGCCGTGATGGCGCTTTACCGCGTTCCACCGGGCCTTCGCGGACCTCAAATCCGCCCCTGAGGCCCATGCGTTGTGATCGTTCCAGTCGTGGATCTGATAAGCGCCGGGCTCGCCGTCGAGAAAGCCAACGGAAACGAGCGCACTGACAAGCACGCCCTCTTCGCCGGCCCAATCCACGGCGATCTCGATGTCCTCATCGTCGAGACCGGACAGGTCACCATTCGGACGATTGGATGCCGCCCACAGGAACAGGCACACCAACCGCCATGCAGCGCCATCGCCCAGGCGGCGAATCAGCTTCTTGGTCTTCGGGTGGCCGGGGAGAGTGACGGCAAGGCGCGCGTCGATCATGTCTGTTTGACCCCCCAGCAGGCCAGCCAAGCCCGCCACGCCCGCAGCGGGTCAAACACCACGCGGACGCGCACGGCCTGAGTCGGTCGCTCTGCGCGATAGACGGCGAGATCGATGATCTGTGCGGTCATTTCAGGCCGCATCTTCCATCTCAATGCCGTCGAAAAGACTCGGCATGCTCACTTCCCGCTCTGCCGCGCGCAGGTACTGAACGCCGTCGAAGAAGTAGCCGGTATTGAGTTCCGACGCGCGGCCCTTGCGGCCCTTCAGGATGGCCCGGTAAGGAACAGTCATCAGCCCACCGAAGGGGTCATAGACCGTCTCTCCCGGATTGCTGTAGCGCTCGATCAGGCGGTCGACGATGTCGAACTGGAGCGGGCAGACGTGGTTCTGGAGGCCCTTCTGAGACTGCGAGCCATTCAGGGTCAGCATGCGGTTGATGTCGTGCCAGACGGCCGGATCATGGCTGCCGGGCGCCAGACTCATGAACGTCGAAGGCAGAGCGCCGCGGGCTTCCAGTTCTTCGCCGATGCGAATGTGAAAATCGTAGTCGTAGGTGTTCGACAGGCTGTAGGCCGTAAATGCCTTTGCCAGCTTGTCTGGACCCATGCCGGCCAAGTCCTCGGCGGTCAGTTGGCGATTGCCGGACGATCTCCAGAAGGAATGCGCATCGACCTGCCAGCGGGCCCGTGTGTAGTCGGTCTTCTGCTTCGACACCGGCATGTCGGCGTAGCCACGACTCCGGTCGGTCTGGGGCTTTCTGAACAGCAGCACATACTCCGGCGACCCAACGCCCATCTTCGTGCCGTCCTTGCACTGCTCGGACCAGCCAAGGCGGTACGTCTGGTTGTTCTCGCGCACCACGTCGGTAACGACCGTGATCATCCCCATGTAGTCGAAGCCGTGCTTGCGCGCGTGCATGATGGCTTCGCAGTGGAACGGGCTCACCGTGGGGGCCCCTGCCCCGGTCACGTTGCCGAACTGGATGCGGTCCTTGACGTGGCAGCAGTACAGGCGTCCCGGCTGCAGGATGCGCAGCAGTTCGGGCGTCAGGAAGTCCATCTGCTCCCAGAAGTGATCATTGTTCTCGGTGTGGCCGAAGTCGTTGTAGCTCGGGGTGTATTCGTAGTGGTTGGCGAAGGGGATCGAAGTCACGATCAGGCCCACGCTCGACTCCGGCTTCAGGCGGGCTTCCACTACGCAATCGTTATTGGCAACCGTGAAGCGGTCGGATGCCACTTCCAGGCGCTCCACGCCGATCGTGCGGGCCAGCACCTCGGCCATTTCCATTTCGTTCAGGCCGTATTCCTTGATGATCGCGCTCATGTTCTCCACCATTTTTTCGTGTGCAATCCACTTCTCTTGCAGCGTCTTGACGATCTCCCGCTCGGCTTCCGAGTGGATGATGTGAATCTCCACTTCCCGGGTTTGCAGGAAACGAAAGATCCGATGGACGGCCTGAATGAAGTCGTTGAAGCTGTAGTTGATGCCGAGGAAAACGGCCTTGTGGCAATGGCGCTGGAAGTTGCAGCCGCTGCCGGCGATCTCCGGTTTCGTGCTCAAGTACTTGAAGGCGCCGTTGGAGAAATCGACGATGGCCTGCTCGCGCTGGTCCAGGTCTTGCGATCCCCACACGCTCACCGCTTCCGGTACCGCGGCCTTGATCGCGTGGCGCTCGTCCTCGAGGTGGTGCCAGATCAGGTAATGGCTGTCCGGGCCGGCGGAGAGGATGGATTGCAGGCATTCGATACGTGCCGGCAGGCTGTCGCGCTTCTCGCTTGCCGCCTGCTTGAGGCCGATAGCCGCGTCACGGAACAGCAGGCCTTGCCCGTCCTTCTCGGTTCCGGCGGTGGCGTGGTCAGATCCGACCTCGTGGTAATGCACTGCCATCGGCGGCAGGTCATAGCCATCGTCCGAATAGCCCAGATCGGAGGGCTTTTGCAGGAAGATCGCCCACGAGTTGAGCCACAGCCAGAACTCGCGCTCCTTGTGCGGGTACAGGGTCAGGTTGTTGGCCTTCGTGCTGTCGCGCTGAAAGAAGCGCGT